AGCCATGTAGCAGAGAGCGATTCACCTGCGCGGCGCGGCAAGCCTGAAGGCCGGCGCCCATCACTCATACAGGCAGCGGACAGTAGGCCGTCGATGTCACCGCGCATCGGCCGAATGAGGTAGGCCACCCCCACGCACGTCGACAATTTGATGCTAGAAACCCAGGCCGTCGCCAGTAGCGGGCCTGGGACAGATTACTTGCTAGCTTTCGGCGCATAGCTCGGGCAGAAATGTTTTGCTGCCGACGGATCCCCTGCGGCCTGCACTTGAACTGCCTTGATTTCATCCTGAAATGCCGGATTGGTATCTACTGCAAGAATCTCCTTCTTTAGATCTGCGTTTGCCGCTATGTCTGGAAGGGAAAAGATGTTCTGCAGCGAATAATTCATTCCAGGCTCTTGTTCTGCACACATACGCCCCATAGCCACCATGGTTATAGCGATGTCGTGATCCTCGGTACCGGCTTGGGCCTGCCCTAAATTACTGAGCGCGACCAAAGCAACTAGACATACGGCCTTCGAAATAACACGCATGGGAATTCATCCTTAGAAGTTCTGTGCTTTATCGGCAGTGAAATCAAAAAATTCAACTCGCCATTTTGCAAATCGTTCGACACCACCCGAATGCACTCCCCTCCGCGCCCAACGGCAACCAGCGGAGCGGATGAGTGCATCCGAGTTTTGTTGGATCAACACCCGCCACCACGGAGGCGACCATGGCAACCAGCTATGCAGACAGTGCGCAGGCCCGAGAGTGGGATCGGCGCTTTGATGAATGGGGGCGCCCTAAAGCGCTGAAGGTTGAAGACTTTCACGACTACGAAGCCGCAGCGCAAGAACACACACAGCGTCAGGCGCTGATGGCAGCCCAAGAGTTGGTCGACCGCAAGGCGCGGGCCAAGCGAGTCGCGGCAGCGGTGGTCGCCTATGGCGAATTCTGGGGGCTCAAATGAACATCCAGCAGCGTGACCATCAAACGGCGGTGACCTGGATCGAGGGCGAAATCAGCAACATGATCCGCGACCTCGGCAAGCCCAACGCCAGCGCCGCCGCGACATCCTGCATCACCCTGGCTTTCATGCTTCGTGCCATTGACGATGCCGAGCACCGTCACTTCCGCGCACGCATCGACCAGATTTACGCCTCCTACAACGCCTCCGTCTCGCAAGGAGCTGCAGCATGACAACGCCTCCGGTAAAAACTTTGGTCGATGAGCAGCTCGACGATATCGAGCGGCGCATCGCGATCCTCGGCTTCGGCCTGCCCTTCAATGAAGTCATCGGTCGCAAGCGCGAGGATCTGGTCGACAGCCTCCCGCTGCGCCTGTCGGTGACCATGAAAGGCGGACGCATCGCTGTGAGGGCTCGGCCATGAACCTCGTCTACTGGATTCTGGTTGTGCTTCTGGTTGCCGGTGCAGGCGCCTACGGCATCGTGAAAGACGGCTCGGGCACTTGCCAGGTGCCGCGCTCCACCACCTACAACGTGTTCCGATGACCAGCCTTCAGCGTGCACGCCGCATCCTGATTCGGCGTGGCTCGTTTCGAGTCCTTTCGATCTACACCTTCCTGATGCTGCTCAGCGCTCTCGCCGACCGCATCACTCAATAAACAAGCCCACCACAAGCTGCGCTCGGCGCGGCAAGGAACCGTCATGTCTGCAAAAGCCCAACAAGCCCCTTTGCAAGAGTCCATCGAAATGACCGCTGTAACGCCCAAAGTAGCTGTCACCGATATCGCCGAATATCGGCCGCATGAAGAACAAATCGTCCGATTGGAAACGACCTACGCGAACCTCGTTGTCGACTGCTCTACCAGTGAGGGCTTGGCGAATGCGAAGGAAGTTCGCGTGGATATTCGCGATGTCCGCTACGCCTTGGCCAATACCACGAAAACGGCGCTGGTTCCCTATCAGCAGGCGGTTAAAGACGCCCAGGCTCGCGTCAACCAAGTGAAGGAATTTGGTGAAGCACTGAAGGAGCGCGTGCTGGCGATCGAAGCGCCTGTAGACGAGGCAATCAAGGCCGAAGAAAAGCGCGCCGCTGACGCCAAGGCCGAACGCGAGCGTGTCGAGGCTGAGCGTGTCGAGGCCATCCGGAAAAAAATTACCCGATTCAGCTCTGTAGCAGCAGCGTACGCAAGCCGCAGTGCTGCCGATGTTGCAGCCGTGCTTCAAAGCGTCAAAGAGTCGGTAATCCTGCCATACGAATACGCCGAGTTTGAAGCTGAAGCCACCATCGCCCGCGACAACGCTATTGATCAGCTTGAAGCGCTGCACCGGGCTGCTGTTGACCGCGAAGAGGCGGCAGCCAAGCTACTGGCCCAACAAAAAGAGCTGGACGAACTGCGTGAAAAGCAACGCATCGCCGATGCGGAAGCAGAGGAGTTGCGCAAGCAGCGCGCCGAGGAAGATCGCCTGCGTTTGAAGAAGCAGCAGGATGAGCTCGACCAGCAGCGCCGCGATATGGAAGCGCAACAACGCCAGCAACGTGAGCAGCAAGAAGAACAGCAGCGCCAGCAGCGCGAACGCGATGCGCAGTATCAGCGTGACCAAGAAGAGTTGGCTCGCTTGCGCGCATTGGCTGCAGCACCCGCTTCGGCTGCAAACGTCATCACGGCACCTGCCGTTACCGACACAGCGCCAGCAGATGCAGTGGGAGTTGATCCGGTTCCAGTGGCTGACGAAGTCGCTGACTCGAACATGCCGAGCGTCGACGAAGTGGTCGAGGTCGTGGCCATGGCCTTCTGCGTCACCAATGACGAAGCATCGGCCTGGCTGCGCGCCCTGTCGTTCTAACAAACCCTGAAATCACCCCGGAGGCCGGCCAAAGTCGTCGGCTATGGAGTTAGGAATGAACGCTCAAACCCAGATTGCTACCGTACCAATGGACACAAGCCCGACGGGCCTGATCCTCAATCGCGACAGCATGCAGTCGATGACTGAACTCGCCGGCATCATGGCAGGCGGCAAAACCACCCTGCCGAAGCATTTCCACGGCAACACTGCCGACTGCATGGCAGTGATCATGCAGTCCATGCAATGGGGCATGAATCCCTTCCAGGTGGCGCAGAAGACATTCATCGTCAACGGCGGCCAGCTCAGCTATGAAGCACAGCTCGTCAACGCGGTGATTACCACGAGAGCGCCGACCCTTGATCGAATCCATTACGAGTGGTTCGGCGACTGGGACAAGATCATTGGCAACTTCCGTGAAATCGAAAGCAAAAAGCAAATGGATGAGCACGGACAGCCGAAGAAATACCGCGTCCCAAACTGGAACATAAACGACGAGAAAGGCCTCGGCGTCCGCGTCTGGGCTACGTTCGTTGGCGAAGACGCTCCCCGCGAACTGACCACCTTGATGACTCAGGCACGAACCCGAAACTCTACGCTATGGGCGGACGATCCGAAGCAGCAGATCGCGTACCTGGCCCTCAAAAAATGGGCTCGTCTGTATTGCCCCGACGTGATTCTGGGCGTGTACACACGTGACGAGCTGGACGACGGCTACGCGCTTCCGGAAACGGATGTTACCCCACGATCTACCAACGAAAAGCCAGCAGATGTGGGAGCTGCGTCGGTTCCTCAGGGCGACGCCACCGACGCAACTGCGGACCTGTTCGAGCAGCTCAAAAAGATCGCTCAAGAACAAGGAATTGATGGCTACGAAAAAGCCTGGAAGGCACTGAAACCGCAGCAGCGTGGCGCAATTGGCGTGACACGTCACGGTGAGCTGAAGTCGATTGCACAGACAATTGAGGCAGAGTTTACAACCCTCAATGAAAGCTCGAGCGCCAGTGCTGACAACGATCCGCAGGACGGTAATCAATGAACGCCTCAGTAGACCTTCAGCGCACCGAGCAGTGGCATCAAGACCGCAGCGGGCGCCTCACGGCAAGCAGGTTCAAGGATGTGATTGCTTGGGGTGATCGTGACAAGCAAGGGAAGCGCAAGCCACTCGCGGCCCGCACCAATTACATGCGCGAGTTGGCCTTCGAGCGACTGGCCAACCGATCGAAGCATTCGGTCAGCAGTAAGTCGATGGCGTGGGGTACCGAGGTCGAGCAGTCGAGTCACGACTTTTACGAAATTCTGACCGGCAATACCGTCATCAAGTCGGGCTTCTTGGTTCATCCAAAATACGACTGGTTGGGCTGCTCTCCGGACGGCTTGATTGGCGAGGACGGCGGCATCGAGTCGAAGTGTCCATTCAATGAAGCCGTCCACGTTCGAACCTGGCTCGAAGGAATGCCCGACGAACACAAGCCTCAGGTTCAGGGCTGCATGTTCGTTACGGGCAGGGAATGGTGGGATTTCCTGTCGTTCGATCCGCGACAGGATGAAGACTGCCGCCTGTACATCGAGACCATCAAGCGCGATGACGAGTACATCGCGATGCTTCATCAAGAGCTGGTCCAGTTCAATTTGGAGCTTGGCCGGATGGTTGACGAAGTAGCGGACAGAGCGCGGGCGCAAGCCCATCGATTAGGAGCCTGAGCATGATCAGCAACAACCTCAACCTCGTCGAGCAGCACCGACCCGACGCCGAGTCGATCGCTGAACGAATCGCGCAGTATCTGGCCGCTGGCGGACGGATCGACCAACTGAAAAGCCCGCCGCGCAATCCGCTCCCGCCGCCCCGCTCGAAGAAAATAGACCCTGAAACGGTCCTCAAGCGTCGGCCGAAACCGATATCGGCCGCCGAACGCAAGGCGCTGCGCAAAATGGCAGACTCGCTATGAAGTCGAAACGCAAACCCAACAACGGTTTCGCCCGGGCCGAACGCAGTTGCCGGGCGCTGCTGCGCACCAACCACGTCGCAGTGGTGAACATCGATCCCAGCGGCAGCCAGATCATGGCGAACTGGAAAAGCTGCCGGCAGATCCGCAGTCTGGCGATCGCCAACGCGATATTCGATTTCTCCTACCGCTGGACTATCTACATCGCCGCCATGTGTCGAGACGAACGCGGCGCCGAGTACATCAAGTCGGTGGAGATATCGCCCGAGGGCATTTACAAGGTCGAGCGCCTGACCGACGCCATCGAGCATTACTACCTGGAGCTGCGCAACAGCGCGAACCCGAACCATCTGGTGGCGTCAGGCTGGATTGCCATTCCCGACGAGATCTCGATGGACGAAGCCCAAGCCGCGAAGCTGTTCTACGCCGCTGGCGCCTGGCATCAGGTGAAGGTCGCAGCGTGAGACGTTTTCGCACCCAACAACGCAAACGACAGACCTGGCTGGACTTGCCGGCCAGCGGAATTGAAGAGGTAGGCCATGGCCGAAGTACAGGAGCCAACGAAGGAAGCCATCAAGCAAAAGAAAAAGCGCGAGAAGGCAGCAGCAAAGGACGCTGCATTGGGCGTCGAGAAGTTTACGGTTGAGGTGGCCGGGGTGTTCAAGCCCGACCTCAAGCGGGTCATGGCAGCGCACGGAATCAACAACCAGCAGGAGGTTTACCAGCTACTGCTGATGAACCTGATCGCTGCCGACTTCGATACCCAGGCCATGATGCTGTGCTGTGTCACGACACCTTACGAGCCGAGCGCGAAGGTGTCGCGAGCATTTCACGATCGGAGCATGGCCGAGCTAGCTCTTGACTCTGGAGACGAAGTGATCCGGCCCTGATTACAACCTCATCCAATGAAGCGAACGAGCTCCGCGCCCATCGGAGTTGTTTTTCTGTCGAAGGTTTCGTCCTTTGCTTTGTCGTCAATGGTGAGATGGAGCTCTATCAAATTATTAAGAGCCAAGTCAGACCAAATCGCATCTCGAAGTTCTGAATGCCCTTGGAGCTCCGGTATCGCAGCATCAATCACGTCCTTAATGTCACCCGACTTATATCCAGGGAAATGTGTGCCGGTGGCTGCGAACCAAGCTGTAGGGTCATTTGCAAAACGCAAGATCTTCAGGTGCGTTACCGTGAACTGGTCAATGTAATTCAAAAACATCTGCCGATAATCGTCGGAAGGACAGGTCGGTAGAGCAGCATTTCGAACTGCATTGCGCAATGCTTCAAGTTTTTCACTTTGATGATTCCGAAGTGATATGGCGCACACCTCAGCAACTGTGCTTATAAACGCATCGTTCGCCTGTAGGCCAGCCTCGGTCACAACGCCCTGCTCGATCAGGTCATTGATGACTTCGCCAAGTTGAATCATTGTCTCCGTACGACGTTTGCTCAAGGGTGATTCGAGAATCGAATTGAAAACTTCCAGCAGCGAGCCGCCCACCACAGGTATCAGGCCGATGCCCATGCGTGTCAAACGGTGGATTGTTTCGCTTTCTGGCTCCAATTTCGGGTCCAGACCACTCAGATCAACTTTCTTCATGCTCACTCCAGTCCGACTGCATGCCGGGCCGAACACAAATACCGCAACGGCGGGCAGTGCGCCAGCTCAGACGAAATTCGAAGGCTCAACGACTTCATGCGCCGACTCCATGTAGCTGGCCAGGTCGATCACTTCCCGAAGGAACACGACCACCTCCAGTTTTACCGCGTCATTCGGCAGCCCTATCCGTTTCAGCATCGCTTTAGCGTCTTCTTCGATAGCCGCTAACGCATCCACATCGCTCTGCAACCTCATGTCGGCCTCCTGCCAGTGTGAGAGAATCGAGCTCACCAAGAATCGATTGAGCGCAAAAAAACTACAGCAAACTAATCTAGCAAGTTATCAAGTAGCGAGTCAAAATTAGATGCATTTTTCTTCGCTTCTTCATAGAGCTCTCGAAGTACTGGTGAATATTTAACATAGTCGCTTACTACAATTGAATCGATCACAATTCCAAAATGAAGGGATGCGGTCCAATTGAAAGTGTCTTCATCCGTCCAGTATTTGCCGCGCTCCTCGTATACAACGATATCATGACCTTTATACACAGCCGTCAGAAACAGAGGAATGAAACTATCGGTTGCTCGCGTGAGGTTAACGGGCGGCTCGGAAACTTCCCAACGGACCTGCCCGTTATATGTGGAACGCAAGACTTGCGCGATCAGTTTAGCCATCTTTTCATCTGAGTCCATCACTGTCTCCAGCCCGCGTCATTATGGACGCCGGTTATTTGTGAGATTATTGCTGCATAGTCGGTTGCAATTTCCCAACCGCTTTCGAGATCAACGTCATGCACTCTATTGCCAAAAAAATAAAAACGTCGATTCTCAATTTTCGCCAATAAATAGGAAACAGACTTTCTCTCTTCAGAGCCCAACTTTCGCCTCAGATTGAATAATATACCTTTTATTCGAGATATAACTAACCGAGTATTTCTACCATTGTCCGACTCCCATCCGCGCAGAGCTCTCAGCAATTCGGTTGCTTCATCATTCAATTCGGGAAGGATCTCGCCAATACGGACTCTGTTAAAAAAATAGTCTTTTATGTTTTTGGCTTGGTATCCGAGCCAAAAAGTGACGAATACGCTGACGATAGAAAGCACGTCGGCTGTATCTCCCACCCAACCCGGTAAACCTCCGTCATTCATTAATTCGCTCCTGCTCAAGCCTAGTGATCGATGCTCGTTGGCCTAGATCAAATTATGCCCAATAAAACCCCTAGCATCGAGAACAACATCAACCCTCCACCATCCGGGCATGCCCCGGCAAGGATTCTCTATGTCCGCACAACAGAAATTGCCTCAGTTCATCCATGGCCAGCCGAGCATGGGCCTGCCGTTCGAAAAGGAACTGGTGGTCGACCTGTTCGCCGGCGGTGGCGGCGCCAGCACCGGCATCGCCCGGGCATACCGGGAGCCGGACGTGGCGGTGAACCACAATCCAATCGCCCTGGCTGTGCACCGCGCCAACCATCCCGCGACGGCGCATTACGTCGCCGATGTGTTCGAAGTTGATCCGCGAGAAGCCACGGGCGGCCAGCCTGTGGCGATCATCTGGGCATCGCCAGACTGCCGTCATCACAGCAAGGCAAAGGGCGGCGCGCCGCGTGATCGTGGTGTGCGAGGGTTGGCCTGGGTTGTGATCCGCTGGCTATTCGTGACGAAGTCGCGCCTGCTCTTCCTCGAAAACGTTGAAGAGTTCTGCGACTGGGGTCCGATCGACGATGACGGTCAGCCGATCAAGTCTGAACGCGGCCGCACTTTCAAAGCGTTCATTGCCGCGATCAGCACCGGGCTGCCCGCTGACCATCCGGATATGCCGGAGATCATTGATGCTATCGGAGAGTTCGTGCCGGTGGAGGCTCTGGTGCGAGGGCTGGGCTACAACGCTGAGTGGCGGGAGCGCATCGCGGCGAACGCCGGCACCCCGACCATCCGCAAGCGCCTGTACTTGGTGGCGCGCAGCGACGGGAAGCCGATCGTCTGGCCAGCGCCAAAGCGCCACAAGCGGCCAGCGGCGAAACAATTGCCGTGGCGATCGGCGGCAGAGTGCATCGACTGGAGCAACCTCGGTCGCACGATCTTCCGCGACAAACCGATGGCTGAGAACACGATGCGGCGCGTGGCGAAGGGCTGCTGGCGTCATGTCCTCGCCAGTGCGAAGCCTTTCATCGTTCCAATGCGCGGCACCTCATCGGCGCACACCAGCACGCACGGTACCGACGAAGCGCTTTCCACAATCAGCGCGGGCGGCACCCATCACGCACTGGTGCAGCCGGTTGCGGCGCCCTTCCTCACCGAGTGCGCCAACGGATCAGCACAGCGCAACTTCGACGTGCAGGAGCCGCTGCGCACTCAGGTCGCCCAAGTCAAAGGCGGACACTTCGCCATGGCGGCAGCACACATGACCGCATTCGGGCAGAACGCAGCAGGGAGCTCGCCTGACGACCCAACGCAGACAGTTCTGGCCGGCGCCGCGCGTCACGGCATCGTCACAGCATTCTTCGAGCAGGCGAATGGCGGCTTCTACAAAGGCGACGGCCGATCGGCTTACGACCCGATATCGACCATCTGCCAGTCCGGCGCCAACCAGCGGCTGGTGAGCGCTTATCTGGTGAAGTATTACGGCAACGAGAAGGACGGCATTTCGCTCAATGAGCCGATGCACACGCTGCCGACGAAAGATCGCGTCGCGGTTGTGGAGACGGTGCAGGTGCCCGACACCCTGACTCCCGAGCAGATGGAAGGCGCACGCCGCTGCGCTGCGTTCATGCACCAGTACCTGCCGGAGCACTTCAAAGACCCGGCCGAAATGGTGATGGTCGGCGGCTACGTGCTGATCGATATCACGCTGCGCATGCTGCAACCGCCTGAGCTGAAGGCCGCCCAAGGCTTCGACAAGGATTACATCATCGATCGCGGCCTGTTCGTAGACCCGGTCACCGGCGCCGAGGAATGGCGCGACATCAAGAAGGTCGATCAGGTGCGACTGATCGGCAACAGCGTCTGTCCAGACGAAGCCGAGGCACTGGTCGCCGCCAACGCCGCAGACATCATCGAACTCTACCAGCGCCTTGCTGCTTAACCAGTCCAGCCCACCACCCTGCCATGACCGGGATAGAAAAAAATGTACTACTTCCCGGACTTGGCTTTCTCCCATTCCATTTTTAGAATGGTTTGACAATGTGCCACTACATTCTCGCAAATTGCTTTGGCAGGACCGCCAGCTTGATCGCATTCTTCATGAAGCTCTTTAATAGACTCTAGGAGCTGCTGACTTTCCGGCTCGCTCGGGTTCACCAGCAACTCAATCTTCGCCTTCAAACTAACAAGCTCTTTCATCGCTTGAATATGCGAAAACGACCAATCACGCAGAGATGTGTCGCCAGCACCCCAAGGCTCCGCGGCTTCTCGATATAAGTTGAGCCTTTGAACATTCAGTGCTGCCGAAATATAAATTGCGCAAGCGTCTCGAAGGTCATTAATCCAATTCTGTCTACTAGTTTTCAAAGCCGCTTGAGCAGCAACGCCTTCTTGACTTTCGATCATTTCTTTCTGGACCTCAAAAGCTTGCTTTGCGGCCAGATCCTGGCTAGCCATCAATTCTTTTTGTAAGTCAAAATTCTGTTTCGCCGAAATCTCCTGAGTTGCAATTAGTCTTTGCTGCAACTCAGAGTTAGCCCGAGCAACTTTCTCTTGACTGGCAATAGTTTTGTTGAAATTTCTAACCGTAAGATATGTACCTAAAACGAAAATTGTAACAGTCGCGGAAAAACTCCAAAATGTTGCCCAGTCGAAACCAGTGTCGACAATTATTTTAGGGACTTGCTCCAGATAAACAACTGATGTTTCGAATTTCATTCCCCAGCTCCGCGTTTAATTTAGTTTTTCAAACATGCATCATACTTGCGAGGTTTGCCCATGCCCACAGAAAACAAAACGGCCGAGCCGCTGAAGGTTGAGCGCTCGACAGTCACGAAGCTGGTGATCACCGGCGCGGCGCGTCTCGACGCTATTACCGTGTTCCTCGAGGACTTCGGCCGCCGCGACTGCCCTACTGAATCCGACCCGAGCTATCAGACCGCCCAAGGCAAGATCACGATCAACTGCTGGGACAACAGCTGGAGCGCCTACTGGGGTGGTATGGGTCCGCGCACGGTGGCCGAGTTCGTGGCCGACTGTGATTGGCACTACGTCCTGAACTGCCTCGATCGCGGTATCAGCAGCACGCGGTTCAGCGGGAATGCCCTTCACGCCTTCGCGAAAAAATGCGTCGTCCAGCGCCGCCGGCAACAGACCGGCCGACACGACTGGGAACTGGATGAGCTGAGCAAGGATGAGGCGCGTGAGCTCTGGCACGACATCGACGTTCTGCGAAGCGTCGAGTCGCCCAGCGAGTGCTGGCATCACAGTAAGCTGCTGACCGAGCTTTTCGGTGATGAGTGGCACTACCCCGTCGGCGACAAGGCCGTCGAAGAAAACCACAAATTCACGTACTTACAGCGCGTTGTCGAGGCAGTTCAGAAAGTGCTGCGCCAGGAACAACCGCAGCAGTATGTTGCATGAGATATAGCCGTTCTAGAAAAATTATTTTTCAAGACTCAAAAATATCCTTAAAATCAGAAAACAGATCTGGAAGCGGCAGACCATTCTTTTTAAATCCTCGAATAAGCGAACCGTATTTAATCCTCATAGACAAGTCCCTAACCGCCAATGAGAACGCAGCTTTATTGAGTCGAATGTAACCATCTGCTTTCATTTGCCATTCGCTAATTTCCCCCTCTGAGTCAGGTGAAAAACGGTTAGGAAGTTTTTCCGCGGCACATTTGAAGCAGTGCATGCTACCAATCTGAGATCTAACATCGGGATCATCAAATGATAGCTGATCAGATGAATGGGCAAACTTGTTCCTCAGCTTCCTTACTATTTGGAGATCATTGAATGTAGTTTTATCTATAAATCCAAATGCAAGAGCGATAGAAATTTTTGCAGAAAAATTTGATAGAGGACCGCTTAGATCGAAAATATCTTTAACTTGTTTCTGAGACATTCTACCTATAAACATCTCGCTCTTCAGCATGGTGACCAGACTATCCTCTAACAGAGCAGCACCAACTATCGCAGCTCCCCTATCAGATTCATCAATAAGGTCAAATTCTTTTTTTGGTCTCTGTACATCGTTCGATTGTTCTGCCATTAGGCACCTTGAAAGGTTCAGAAGCACCAACGGATCCTGACACAACTTCATTTTTCTCGCCATTACATCCCCTCCCCCTTCAAAGTCAGCCGCTATAGCGGCAAGGACGAAGTCATGCCCAAACATAAGCCAGAGCTGGCCCCCATCTACAACGTCTTCGGCCTCAGCTCTAACCACGAACTGTCGACACTGTTGGTCAACATCGAAAACACCAAACACTTCTCCGACCTTCTCCAGGCTGTCGAGCGTGAGTTCTTCATGGTGCCGGGCGAACCGTCAGGAGAAGCAGAAGACGAAGGTGCGCCGGTTGATGACGAATGCATGGTCAATCGCTGGGGATCAAAGCCAGCCGATTATCTGGAACAGTTCAGGGCAGCCCTGCCGATCGCTGCGGCGAACTCGATTCCAGACTACGAAGCTCCGGCAACTGGCGAGAAGTGGTCGCTCACCGGCGAGAACGGTTCGTGGGATTACGACAGCCTGGCCGAGTTGCTCAAAGACAACTACGGCCATGACAGTTGCGGCGACGGGCACCCGGCCAGCTTCAGGCCCGGCTTATACGAAGGCGATACGGTCTATCGCGGCACCGAGTGCAAGGACGATCCTGCTTCGTTTCTGCCAGACCAAGACGATTTGCTCGAGCACATGAGCGAACGCGCCTACGAAAGCGACGCCAGCGAGTGGGTCGACAATTACCCAACGCTCGACGCCGCCGCGAAGGCTGACTTGGCGCAGGCAATGCGGCCGCTCATGGCCTGGGCGCGGAAGCACTGCCAGCCTCAATTCTTCACCATCAAGGACGTGATCCCTCACATCGTCACCGTCGAGGACGTAAGGAAGGCTGCCCCATGGTGACCAAGTGCTTAATCGGCTGCACCCTCTTCTTCTGGCTTCCATTGGTACTGACCATAAAGGCGGTGATCGGATGAGCGACTATACGATCATGGTCGGCGACTGCATTGAAATGATGCGAACGCTGCCAGACAACAGCCTCGACAGCGTCGTGACAGACCCGCCCTACGGCATCAGATTCATGGGCAAAAGCTGGGATGGCCAGGACATCGAGGACCGCGCCGCGTACCGGGCCAGCATGCCTTCGCACGCCAGCGCTTGCGGGCCGAATGGTGGTCACCGCTCGATCGCGGCCGAAGCCGGCAAGTATGACCTTACGCCAGACGGTATGCGGGCCTTTCAGGCTTTCACGCTTGAATGGGCCACGGAGTGTCTGCGCGTGCTCAAGCCAGGCGGTCACCTGCTGTCGTTCGCAGCTGCCCGCACCTACCACCACATGGCGGTCGGCATCGAGATGGCTGGCTTCGAGATCCGCGACCAGATCATGTGGGTGTTCGGCTCGGGCTTTCCGAAGTCGCACAACCTCAAGGGCGAGCACGAAGGCAAGGGCACCGCGCTGAAGCCTGCGCATGAGCCCATCTGCGTGGCCCGCAAGCCGTTTACCGCGACCGTTGCGGACAATGTCACCGTGCACGGCACCGGAGCGCTGAACATCGACGCGTGCCGGATCGGCGTGGTCGACGCGGCCTACGCGCGAAACTGCTCGGGCGATCGCGGCCATGACGGCACTCGATCGATTGAGGAAGAAGGCGCGACCGACCTGCGCGCCGGTGGTGGCACTGCTGCATCTGGCCGTTGGCCCGCCAATCTGATCCACGATGGCAGCGCCGAAGTCGTCGCTCTGTTCCCCGCTCAGGCGGGCGCATCGGCGCCGGTGACCGGCAACGAACCCACGGCCAACTGCTTCAGCGGCGCAGTCAAGTACAGCGGCACGCGCGAGCGCGTGGCCGGCGCCTTCCACGGTGACAGTGGCAGCGCAGCCCGGTTTTTCTACTGTGCCAAGACCAGTCGTACCGATCGGCACGAGGGCCTGACCAACCCCGGCCCGCAGTTCACCCGAGGCACCACCCTGCGCAAGGTCGAGAACACTCCGACGACGGGGAACGTCCACCCGACCGTCAAGCCGACTGATCTGATGGCGTACCTGCTGCGCCTAGTTACCCCTGCCGGTGGCGTGGCGCTCGATCCGTTCATGGGCAGCGGCAGCACCGGGAAGGCCGCAATGCGCGAAGGCTTCCAGTTCATCGGCTGCGAGATCGACGAGCAGTACGCGGCGATCGCCCGGGCGCGTATCGATCACGAAGTCACCCGACAGCAAGAGCTGCAAGCGGAATCTGATCAGCTCGATCTATTCGGCACCGCCTAACCCCTCCCCCAACTCAACAGCCTGCCGGTGTACGGCGGGCGAGGTATCCCTATGTCCGAAGAAAAGAATGCATTCCGCGACGCTGCTATCGAAGCCATCACGGATATGGCTCAGCATCTGCCGCTTGATTGCGAGCTGCTGGTGGTGGCCTGCCGCCCCGACAAGAAAGACTTTGACCTGGTGCTGCCGTCGCCCGAGTCGAACCTGAACAATGCCTTGGACGCGCTGCGCCGAAACGGCCTGAGCATCGACGGCGACAACGCCTACAAGCGCGACCTGCTGGACGCTGTGGTCGGATCGCTGGCCCTCGGCGCGCAGAACAGCAACCCGCCGCCATCCTCTCACTGGGCAACGCGATTCTGGGAAATCGGCCGGGAAGAGCGCGAGCTGCACGAAGACCTGGTCGCGGCGCTAAAACTCACCCGCGAAAACCTGCGCGCCTGCCAAGCAACCATCCACCTGTGCGGCGGCTTCGACCCCGCATATGTCGACGATGCGCAGGCTGCCATGAAGGTTGCTGACGCAGTTCTGGCCAAGGCCGGCGCATAACCCATCACCACCTTCTGCCGCCACGCGCGGCATGGAGCATCACATGACCATCCAATTTCTATCACACGAGGAGGTTTGCGAGCTCACCGGCGCGCGGACCAAGGCAGGTCAGATCCTCAACCTGAAAAAGAATGGCGTTCGCCATACGATTAAAGTGAACGGCTGGCCGAGCGTCACCGCGATGGCGGTCACCGCAGTCGGCGCATTTGAATCTGAAAAGCCCGTATGGAAATCACGTAAGGCCAGCTGATATGGGAAGACGACCAAGTAAACCCGGCTCGATCGCCAGGCTGCGGGAACGCAAGAAAGCCAGCGGCCGGGTGTTTTACTACTACGACACGGGCGGCAAGGACCGCAAGGAAATCCCTCTGGGCAGCGACTACGGCTTGGCGATCATGGAGTACGCGAAGCTTGAGCGCGATCGCACCGCAACCGATCTGGTCGCCAAGGTCATAACGTTCCGCTATGTCGCCGAAAAATACATGGTCGACGTCGTCCCCACCAAAGGCACAGCCACCCAGGCTGACAACAAGCGCGAGCTGAAAAACCTGATCGCTTTCTTCGACGACCCGCCCGCGCCGCTGGAAACGATCGAGCCGTTGCACGTCCGCCAGTACCTGACATGGCGCAAGGCCGCGCCGGTGCGCGCGAACCGCGAGAAGGCGCTTCTCAGCGCCATCTGGAACTACGCCCGGGATAAAGGATACACATCCCTAGCCAACCCATGCGCCGGCATCAAGGGAAACAAGGAAACCGGGCGGGATACGTATGTCGAGGATGCGCTGTTCAAACGCGTGCACGACAAGGCAGATGTGGGCCTGCAAGACGCAATGGACCTCGCCTATCTGACCGGGCAACGGGTGACCGATACCCGGCTGATGGACGAGCGCGACGTGCGCGACGGGCAGATTTGGGTGCTGCAGGGCAAGACAAAGGCGAAGCGTCGGATCGAGATAACGGGGGAACTGAAGGTTTTGATTGATCGAATCATGTCCCGAAAATCAGAACACAAGGTCCGCTCGACGCGGCTGATCGTTACAGAGGACGGCACACCGATGACGGTGGCGATGTTGCGCAGGAGGTTTGACTTGGCCAGGGAGGCGGCCGGCGTGCAGAAAGCTGAGTTCCAGATGCGTGACTTGCGCGCCAAGGCGGGTACCGACAAGGCAGAATCCAGTGGCGATATCTTGCAAGCCAGAGATCAACTTGGGCATACGACGGTGGTTATGACCGAGCAGTACATCCGCAATCGAAAAGGCAAGAAGGTCATGCCTACCAAGTGAATTGCGGACCAACTCCAGAATAGCGGACCAGAAGTAAACAAGGGTTTGCATCAGCTTTCGCCCGCAAACCCTTGATTTAAGATGGTGCCCGAAGCCGGAATCGAACCGGCACGCCCTTACGAGCGGGGGATTTTAAGTCCCATGCGTCTACCAGTTTCGCCATTCGGGCGGTAGCGCGGTGTTGCTTTGTTCAGCCTTGCGGTTGGATCCTGACAAGATGACCGCTTGAAAAGCCGAGCGGGGAATATATACATCACGTCCCGGTGAAGCAAGTTTGGAGTGCGCGATTTGAGAACTAAATAGCGCTGACCGCGAAATATCAAAAAGCCCAAGAAATCAGGGAGCTACGGAGTGTGCTTGAAGTAGACGCCGAGGTTATTGGCAAATCGCAGCAACCCGACTGGAAATTGGGACGATAAACTCAAAATATTCAGATGCTCACCATCACCTCAGCCGCACGAGTGACAGATGTTTCATCGATTGAGATTATGACCAGGCAACCCAAGACTGGACGGGATGTCTACGCTAAAGGATGGCGCCGAAATCGATAAAAGGTAATTGGCACGCCCCCTTCACCACGATCACGCCTCACAGAACGTCACCAGAGCAGTGCTCAGGGATGTACAAGCAATCAGGAGAATTGATTCCATGCAAATGAGTGACACCGTTCTAAAAGCGTCTTTAAGCCAAGAGGAGCGCTCGGCGATCGCCGAGATCGAAGCGACCACCAATATCCTGCAGCTCGTCACCCGTCTGACCGGTACACGCTTTGCCGGAATCGCAAAATTCACTGAAACAGAGTGGATCGTCTGTTCGGCATACGATCCGATTGAACTTGGAATAAATGTCGGCGATACGCTGGATCTGGAAACCACCCTTTGCAGTGAGTTTCGACGAAATCCGCAAGCCCTCTTCCTTCCACAAATCAGCAAGGATGGACGACTGTCGTCACGTCCTGTCGTGAAGCAATATTCAATTGAAAGCTACGCAGGCGCGCCTGTTTTCCTGCCGGACGGGAGACTCTGGGGTGCCCTTTGTGCTCTGGATTCAAGGGCCGTTCTGTTTGATAACCCGGATCTTGCGGAGACATTGACGCTGTTCGCGCGGCTCATTGGCTGCATCTTTTTCTCGAATCTGACGGTGGAAGGTGCCAGCCACATCCAGACCGGATCGTGCTTGACTGATTGACCCTCCGCAAACAGGTGAACACCACTTTTTTTGCAGACAACAAAAAACCCCGTAGATCATTGATCTACGGGGTTTTTGATAGTGGAGGCCGAGGTCGGAATCGAACCGGCGTAGGTGGATTTGCAATCCACTGCATAACCATTTTGCTACTCGGCCTCAAAGTATTTGCTGTCAGTAGCGCAACAACAAACACTGTACAAATTGGAG